CGCGAGCGCCAGCAGCACGCGGCTCGCCTCGTGGTCGTCCACCACGAGCACGCGCCGGGTGCGGGCGACCACGAGCACGTCGGGCGGCGCGGCGAGGCGTGCGCGGAGGCGCTCGCCGTGCACCCGAAGCGTCGGGTCCAGCAGCCGCAGCACCACGCCCACGACGAGCCCCGCCGCGGCGCCGCCGACCCACCCGGGGACGCCTGCCAACGACTGCGAGACGTGCCCGCTTACGGACGCGACGAGGGAGGTCGCGGCGAGCATCTCTCCGGGGGATAGGTGCTGGTCACTCATGGTGGTCACAGTTGCTCATGCGCCTTGAGCTCGCCGTTGACCCGCCACCGCCGCGCTGTGTTTGCTCGGTCGAGGACCGACCCAAAGCCCGACGCATTGGGTGCCCAGAGGTCGGACGTCAGCGTGCGCGCCGAGGGCGTCGCGGTCGGTGCTCATATCCCGCCCTTGGCGTAGATCGGGCCGACGTCGCTGGTGAGCGGCGGGGCCGAGGGTCCCGACGTGTACTGCGCCATCGACACCGTGAGCGTCAGCGGGAGCTGGCCCGCGACGACCGTGATCTGCGCCCGCCACGTCCACACCGCAGCGGCGAGCGATGCCCCGGTGCCGGAGTACACCTCCATGATGCCACCGCGCCGCGTGATGCGAAGCCAGTCGCCCGAAGCGAACCCGGCGGCGATGGTGCTTGTGGGCGACGCCCCGTCGGTGAAGGTCTCGATGCTGCCCGACGACAGCAGCGTGGCGCCGAGGATCTGCACGGTGGTGCGACGCAGCGACAGTGATACGCGGCCGTTGGCGTCGAGCCCCGTGTGCGAGATGCGCGCGGCCACGCTCCACGCGGCGCCGTCGTCGACGGGAAGCGCGATCTCATGGCGCGGGCCGAGGAACCCTCCCGAGAGGTCGTCGGCGATCACCCCCGCGAGCTCGGTGTGCAGTCGCGAGGACACGACGCTCGCCACCCCGCCTGTCACGGCACCCGCCGTGTGCGTGAACTCGGTTGCCGCGATCTCGGTCCACGACAGCCCGAGCGCCGCCCGCGCCGCTGCGGCGTCGGCAGCTTGCACCAGCGCCGCGCCCGTCGCTGTGACGCCGTAAGCCAGCGTCTCCCAGGCGTAGGTGGTCCCGCCCTTGTGGACGCACATCGCCAGTTCCAAGCCCGCCGCCCCGTCGGTGGACCAGTAGGTCTGCCCCTCGCGGGTTGCAATGGCGTTGGGCCTGTCACCCGCCAGACCCGCCGCCGAAAGCTCCCGCCATGCCGGGGTGCCCCCGACCGAGCGCAGGACAAAGCCGCTGGCCCCGGCACCCAGTCGCGCAGGGGCAGCAACGCCGCCACTTACGGTGTCGCCGACAACGATGTCGCCCACGGTGGTCATCGGGTTCGCCATGCCGCTCCCGCCGCCGCCGCTCGATCCGTTGACGCGGACGGTCACGACACGCCTCGCAGCACGAGCGAGGCAACGCCCGCCGACGCGGCGGTGATGGTGAAGCGGTACGCGATGGCGGGCTCATCGAGGATGTCGATGTCCAGCGACGATCCGGCCGCGAGCGGGATGCCCGTGGTGACGCTGCGCTCGGGGCCGTAGGTGATGCCGTCGAGGCATCGCGCGACGGTCAGCGCGGTGATGTTCCCGCCGCTCACATTCGTGAGCGTGGACAGCAGCGACATGACCGTGAGCGAGGGGCGAACGACGGTAAGGACAGGGGAAGCGGCGGTCGTGATCGACACGGCCGCGGGTGCGTATTCGACGCGCTGCATGGCGAGGCTCCTGTGCGGTGGCGAGGCGTGGCGGGACGTGAGGGAGCGGCCTCGCGGCGGGGCGCGAGCGAGGCGTCAGGGATGGCGGCGGGTTGGGGCTGTGGGGGAGAGAGAGTCGGGGGCGGCGTTACGGGGAGTCGCACACCCAGTAGGTGGCGAACTTCAGGTTCCCGGCGCCCACCTGGGCCTGCCAGGTGATGGTGTCGGTGGCAGCATCGGCGAGCGTCGCCGCGCCCGTGAAGATGTCCGTCCACACGCCCGACGTGCCGGGGAGCGCGAGCGTGTAGGTGCCCGCGGCGGTGGTGATACGCACGTCGCCCGCGGTGGCCGTCGAGGTGCGGTAGCGCACGCCGAAGAGCACCGGGGTCGTGCCGTCGATGCGCCGCGGGGCGACCAGCCACGGGATGGCGACGGCCGCGCTCTCGGACTGCGACCCGGGGATCGCAGCCCACGCCGCGGCGGTCACCTCGTCGGCCGCGGCCTCGTCCAGCGCGAGGTGGAGATACGTGCGCCGGTTGAGGTCGAAGCCCGCCTCCTGCGTCGCGAGGGTGCGGGAGAGCGCGTCGGTGATGACCCCCCGCGGCATGTAGGTCGAGGGGATGTCGCCGTAGCTCTCGGCGGTGTCGATGGCGAAGCGGGCGACCTCGCTCACCTCGATGGCGTCCACCGCCACCGTTGCGTCGATGGTGAGCGTGAACGTCAGCCGCCACGGCACGGTGGCGTTCAGCGTCGCATCAAGCGCGGTGCGATCGAGGTGACCGACGACGCGGCGGAGCGCGCCGATGCGCCCGAGGTAGTTGCCCGGCTGGTGAGAGTTGGTGCCCGTGCGGAAGGGCGACGGGATCGTCAGCGCAGTCGCCGCGACGTTGGTGGTGCCGTCGTTGATCGACAGGGCGATGGTGACGTCATCGGGCGCCGCCCATGTCCCCTGCGGGGCGACGGTGACGGCCACCTCGAGGAAGCGCGCCGTGGTGACCGGGTGCCAGAAGCAGTAGACATCGCAGCTCGTGCCGATGCGCCCGACCGTCGCGCGCTGCCCGGGGTGCCCGGTCGCGCCGTCGTTGGAGAGGTCGGCGCAGTCGCTGGCGTGCGACGCCTGCGCGGTACGCAGCGAGGCCCGGGGCTGCGACCACAGCACCGGGGCGTTGAGGCGTCGGGGGGTGGTCATGGGGCGGCGAGGTAGAGGGTCATGCCGCGGGCGTTGGCCTTGCCCGCGCCATCGGTCCAGACGCCGATGTAGAACGCCATCACGGTGTCGCGGCCCATCTCCGCCGGGGGCGGCGAGGGCGTCGTGGTCTCATCGAGCGGCGCCACCAGGCGCGGCCCGACGCTGCGGTCGGTGGGGTAGATCGTCGCCGTCACGCGCGCGAGCGTCGGCCCGGTGTTCGTGGCCGTGGCGTAGAGGTCATCGGGCTGCGGTCGGCCCATCGCCGGGCGCCCGCAGAGGATGATGCCCGCGGTCGATGTCCCGCCCGCGCCGATGCGGGCCGAGAGCACCACCCGCGGCCACTGCCCCGTCTCGCCGTAGGGGCGGATGCGGTGGACGCCGGCGAAGTACACCATCACGCCGGTCCCGCTGTAGGGGCTGGCGTCCCAATCGAAGAGGTCGGGCCGGGTGGTGATGCCCGCGCTCGCGCCGAAGCCGAGGGTGCCCGCGATGTTCCCCTCGCCCGGCGACTGCCACAGCGTCCGCAGCGAGTTCGCGCGGGCGATGTGCGTGGCGTTGCTCGCGAGGATCTGCATGACGCCCGACCCGAGCGGCTGTCCCGCGCGCAGGCGATCGTCCGCCCCACCCGCCGTGGGCAGGTGGATGTAGCGGCCAAGCGTCTTGATGCCTGCAGACATGGGGGTTTTCTACTGGTCGCAGTTGAAGCTGCACCGCGAGCGCGTGCTGTCGATGCAGCATCTCAAGGCGCCCGTGCAGACGTTGCCGCAGCGCCCGCAGTTCTCGTTGCCCGCGAACACGCACACGCCGTCGCAGCGGAGGAAGTTGTACGGGCACTCGCCCGCATCCGGCCCCGCGTCGGGCGTCCCCGCGTCAGCGGCGACCACATCGGGCGCCACGTCCAGGGCGGCGTCGGCGCCGTCGACGGTCGGGGCGGTGGGGCTGCATCCGAGGGCGAGGGCGAGGGCGAGGGCGTAGCGCATCCCGCGAGGCTACCACCTGGGCCGCAGACGCAACGAAGCGCCCGCCGGGTGGCGGGCGAGCGTGCGGCGGGCGCACCTGTCCCCTCGCGGGGATAGTGCCGTGAGACGGTGGTGCCGTCTAGTCCCTAGGCGGACCAGCGCTTGCCCGGGTCGGCGCCAGCCCCGAGCGTCCCCGTCGTGGCATCCGCGATCCATGCGTGCGAGGTGTGCTGGCGGCTGTTGGTGTTGTCGTAGGCGCGCCACCGCAGCGTGACGCCGTACTGCGCGGCGGCGGCAGCGACCATGCCCGCGGAGGGGTTGCCGTTGAGGGTGATGGTGCTCGTGGTCATCGACGCGATCTTGAACGCCTCGTCGGCAATCGGGGTGCGGTCGTCCAGCACGGACAGCGCCACGTCATCCCCGACCACGAAGCCCGCCGTTGCCAGCGTGGAGACGTTGCCTGCGGCGTCGACGTCCTGTGCGTGGCACTGCGCGCCCCACCCGCTCGCGGCGTCGAGGGTGACCACAGGCGACCCCCCGGTGAGACCACCCGCGGCGACCAGCACCTCGGGGCAGTAACCCGAGCTCGCGCTCGATTGCAGGCGCAGGGTGGCCGTGGCCCGCAGGCGCCCGCCCATGACCTCGCGCTGGACACCTTGCACCTGGCAGACGATTGCGGACACGCCACGCACGCCCGTCCACGTCGGGACGCGGCTGTGGGTGAACGCCACGAGGTCGCCGGGCTGCAAGCCCATGAGCGTCGGCGTCAGCGGGAGGCGCACCGAGCGCGACGGTTCCGCGAGCGGCCCGAGGATCTGTTGCGCGATGGCGTACAGCGGCCCGAGGGTGGTCGCCACGTCGAGCGCGAGCGACACCGGGAGCGACAGCAGCGCCTTGCACTCGACGGCCTCGCCGTCGCCAAACTCACCCTGGAACGTGGAGTCGGAGACGGACACCTCGCGCGGCTTGCCGGGGCCGTCAGGCGTGTTCGTCGGCACGGAGAACACCACCGTGGAGGCGAGGGGCTCCGTGTTGTCGATGACGGTGATGGGCAGCTCGACGCCCTTGTCCGTGAGCAGGTCGCTCTCGCCGATGGTGGCGACCGTCGACTCCGTATCGGCGAGCGATTGCAGCCGCACCCCGGTGATGCGCCCGAAGCGCATGGCGAGGCACATCCCGCGCAGCCGAAGCTCATCGATGAGCAGCGCGAGAAAGCTGTCGGCGCCCGCGGTGAAGCGGTACTCGCGCGCCTGCGGCAAGCCGCCCGTGGGCGCACCCGCGAAGCCCGCTTCGAGGTGGTCCCAGTCGACCGCGCTCTCGTAGAGGTCTTGCCCGGTGAGCGCGTCGATGCCGAGCGCCCCGGCCCGCAGCGTGGCGACGGGTGAGTCCCCGCGGGCGATGATCCCGAGCTTGGCGGCGGTGCGCTCGGTGATGAGCGGGTGCGGCCCGGTGGGCTCGACGTTGACCGCTTGCCGTGCGGAGTCGCGCTCGGTGATGTTGACGCTGTAATCCTCGTAGTCGCCGGTCGATGCGACGAGGGACAGGCGCGCGGTCGCCGTGTCGCCGTTGGTGGACGTGTACGCCCATGAGAACGTCGATGGGATGCGGGCGAAGTCCACCGCCGATGGGATGCGAACCCACCCAAGCAGACGGAAGCAGCACTCTGGCGCGGCGTGCGAGGGCACCCACTGCGCGGGCGTGTTGTCGGTGTCGACGCGCTGGTTGACCGTGACGGCGCTGTCCCATGCGGCGGTGACGCTGAACCATCGCGGCGAGGCGTTGCTGCCCTGCTGCCGCACGACGATCTTGCCATTGCCCGCGAGCACCACGCTCCCGGCCCCGGTGGTCGCCGCGCTGAACACCCGGTGCGCGGCGTCCACGAAGCTCTGCGCCGTTGGGTGCCAGCCGCCGCTGTCGTTGGCGTCATCGCTCCATTGCAGGGAGTGCGTGTCGACGGGGCTCGCTGCGTAGGCCTCGCCGCCGAGGCGCAGCGGGTGGGCGCCTTGCCGCAGGTTGAAGTGAGCGTAGCCGTAGAGGTCGAGCGGGCGGGTGTCCAGCTTGCGCGAGAGGCTCTCCGTGATGTGGTCGAGCGGCACGCTCCACCGCGTGAGGTTGCCCTTGAGCTGCACCCCGGCGCCCACGGTGCCCGCGTACAGAAGCGTCGGGTCGGTCAGCGTCGTGCCGTCGTCGGAGAGCGCGCAGAGCCACAGCGTCGCGAGACGGCTCTGCCAATGCCGCGGGCCACCCGCCGACACCAGCGGGCGGTGCTCCTCCGGGGCATCGTGCGCCCGGGCGTGCGAGCCGTAGCGACCGCGGGTGATGAGCGACGAGACGAGGTTGACGCCGCTGATGGAGCTGTACAGGAACGTCTCGCGCCCGAGCGAGGCGATGCCCGACGCGGGGAAGCCCGCGACCGACACGAGCGGGATGGAAGTCGACGTATCGGTGATGGCGGCGCCGAGGAGTTGCGTGGTGCGGCCTTCGCGCACCGAGAGCATCGCGGTCGCGGCGCCGTCGGTGTCCAGCAGCGAGAACACCAGCGCCTCGACGCGCACGTCTCCCTTGAGCACGCTGGCCTCTTCGACGATGGAGAACACCTCGTCGGGGTCCAGCAGCCCCTTCACCGGGTTGAAGGTGGACGCATCGGGGAGCGTCTCAGTGAGCGTTCCGGTGCCGGGCCACCACAGCGGGTCGACGGTGCCCGAGGACACCGACACGGTGGTCGGCGTGACGCCCGCAGGCGTGAGCACGACGGGCACCCCGGCGACGAGGATGACAGGCACGACGCGGGCGCCCGGGGAGAGCGCGGTCGTCCAGTTGAGGCGTGCGGTGGTCATGCTCGGGTGATGCTCGCGCCCGTGGTGGGCAGCACGACGCCGAGGGTCCAATCGGCCCACGCATCGTAGGACTCATCGGGCGCGGCCAGCACGGGCGACAGCAGCGAGTCCCCCGCGATGTAGCCGTAATAGAACGCCACGGCGGTGTCGGTGCGGACGGTCTGCCAGGTGTCGATGGCGATGCCGCACGCGGCGTTGCGCGAGGCGTAGAGCACATCAAGCACGCTCCACTCCCGCGCCGTCGAGGTCGACCCGAGGGCGCCGAGGTAGGCGTCGGCGGGGAGGAGCGCCGTGGCGTCCGCGCCCTGCGTCGCGCGGATCGTCGGCGTGGTGGGCTGGAGGCTGACGGCGTGCGGGCGCTGCCACGAGGTCAGCGACGCGGCGATGGCGTACACCCGCCCTCCCGTCGTCTGCTCCGTGCCGCCCGCTTGCCGCGGTTGCCAGGGGCCGTGCCGCGTCGACGACATGAGCGCGAGGCCCATCACCGGGAGCGTGCCCACGACGTCGCAGATGCCACCGCCCGAGGCGAGCGTCGGGGCGGCGGCGCTCATCCCGAGGCGGCGCCACATCGGCGCGGCGAAGGTCACCGTCGAGGGGAGCACGCCCGCCGACACCAGCCGCAGGATGAACACGCCCGAGGCCGAGAGCGACGCCACGCCCGTGTATGTGACGCCGCGCGCCGTGGTGACCGCAGCGGCGACGGCGGCGGTGAGCGCCCGCAGGTAGCAGCCGGCGGAGGGCGCGAGCCACATCCGATACGTGCCGGTCGTCAGGGTGACGTTGACCGGGGAGACCCCCGACGCGAACGTCAGCACCACGTCGGGCGCCACGGTCGTGTGGGTGAAGTCGGGCGCGAACGCGCTGGTGGCGAGGAGCGTCACGCGGCCCGCCGAAGCCGCTGACGCGCGGCGTTGTCGAAGCGGTCGAGGCGCGTGCCGAGCTCCGCGTCGGTGGCCTCGCGGCCTCCGATCACCGGGGCGTAGTAGTTGATGTTGATCGGCGCCATGCTCTCCCCGCTGCTGCCCGCGCTGTCCCGCAGCGAGCCACCCGCGCCACCGTTGCCCGCGCCACCGCCCGCCGCAGGGGCCGACGCAGGGGCGGGGGCGACCGCAGCGCCCGCAGCGCCCGCGAGGCCCGCGACCGTGAAGAAGCCCGCGCTCGCGGCGAATGCCTGGCCCGCGCCGGGGAAGTTGCCCACCGCGAGGTTGCCGAGGCCCTGAGCGAAGTAGAAGCCGCCCTTGACGAGCGCCTCCTTGGAGATGCCGTCCAGCACACTCGCGAGGAGTTGCTGCGCGGCGGCCTCGGCGCTCGCGCCCTCAACGACCATCGCGTTGACGGCCTCGCCGAAACTCTTGCCGATGGCGCCGAACGCGAACTGCGTCCCCTCGGCGGCCATCTGCGCGGCGTTGACCTGGTGGCCGTAGAGCTCGCTCAGGCGCCCGGTGAACGTCTCGTGAGCGGCGGCGCGCTCCTCCAGCCGGGCGCGCTCCTCGTCCATGCGAGTGCGCTCCTTGTCCGCTGCCGACTGCGCCATCTCTTCGGCGCCCTGGCGAGCGGCCTCGACCGCAATGAGTCCGTCGACCTCGGCGCGTGCGCGATCTGCCGCCATCGCAGCGCGGTCGATGCCCAGCACCCGCTCGACCTCGAGCAGCGCGTCGGCATTGGCCTGCGCCTCGGTGAAGGTCATGTCGGCGGTGGGGTCGCGACGCGTACCTGCGCCGCCTCGATCGGGGCGCGGCGGCGGCGCGTCGGGATTGTCAGCGCGTTCGCGCGCCGCCTCGGCGGCGGCGGCGCGTCGGCCCTCGGGCGTGCGCGCGAACGCCCGGCGAGCACCCGCGCCCTCCGCACGCTCGGTGATGGCTTCGGCCTGCGCGATCAGGCGCTCCATCTCGCGAGAGGCTGTCTGCGATCGTCCGTTGCGCGACTCCTCGTTGATGCCGTCGCGCAGCGCGGCGAGCCGTGCGCGGGCGGCGTCAATCCCGACGCCTTCGATAGACGCTGCGCGCGAGAGCGCCGCAATGGGTCCAGTGATCCCGCCGATGACGATGTTCGCGGCGGCGCCGAGCATCTGCACGCCGACGACGGCGCGAGCCATTGCCGTGGCGATTGTCTCGCCCACGGTGGTGAACGTCTCGCTGAGGTCTTCAACGGCGCCCTCGGTCGTGGTCGCGTTGGTGGTGACCGATTGCAGCGCGGCGAGCTCGCGCACGAAGGACGCCGCGACGGTGCGCTTGCTGTCGTCGAAGCCGTCCCGCAGCCGCGCCACCTGATCGGCCGCGGTGTCGGTCGCGCGGGAGACGTGCTCCGCGGTCGCGGCGATCGCAACCATGCGCTCGTTGGCCGTGTGCGCGGAGCCCGAAAGCCTCGCTACCTCTTCACCGTAGGGCTGTAGCCCGGTGGCGCGGCCGCGCACGATCGCCGCGGTGGTGCGGTCGATCGCCTCCTGCATCGTGATGTTCTGACGCACGCTTGCCGCGCCGATCGCGGTCATCAGCCCTTCGCCCTGTTGCTGCGTTAGGTGAAGACCCTGCGCGGCGAGGGTGGTCGCGAGGCCCATCGCCTGCGTCTCGTCGGTAAAGCGCCCGGCGGCGGTCGCCATGTCGTCGAAGTTCAGCCCCAGGCGTCGCGAGGTTCGGTCGAGTTGATCCTGCTCCGTTGCGAGGGAGGTGACTTCATCGGCGAGGGCGCCCATACGGGCCATCACGTCGGTGACGGCGGCGCTGATCTCGTTGTAGGAGTTCGAGGCGCTGGTGAGGCCCCCCCGCAGCGATTCGAGCCCCGCGAGTAAGCGCGGGTCGACGCTGCCTATGATTGGTAGGATGATGGGCGTCACGGGGTACTTTCAGCGAGCCGGGCGGGGTCAAGCGACGTGAGCGCGGAGGAGACGTCGCCCACGCGAACGCCGGCGCCGACGAGGCGGTGGCGCACGGTCTCGCCGATGGTGCGAATGACGTCGCGCGCGGCTTCGGTCTGCGGGTCACCCGCGGCGAGGTCGTCGAGGTCGAGGTTCACGAGGATGACGGCGGTGACCTTCACGTCTGTGATGCTTTCTGCGCGAGCTCGTTCTGTTTCCGCTCGCGCTCCCGGTGCGCGTCGTCGCTGGCGTTGCGTGCGTTCTGTCCGCGCCGCAGCACGTCCAGCGCGGCGACGTCGGCAGCGGTCACGCCCCCGGGGAACGCGCTGTCCTCGGCGAGGCCCTGCTCCATGCGTGCGAGCCCGCGGGAGGCGCGCAGCACGAGCGGTGGGGCGTGGTGGTAGAGCGGCGCGAACGGGCAGCCGGCTGGCGGCGCGGCGAGCCCTTGCAGCGTGGCGACCCGGGCGGCGAGCGCGTCATGCGACGGCGTGCGCCCGACGGCCTCGCAGCCGCACCCCCACTGCGCGCGGAGGTGGGCGACCGATGCCTCGGTGTCGGCGTCCAGCTCGCCCGCGGCGCGTGCCGCCTCGCGACGGTGACAGCCGCACGCCTTGGCGACGGGCTTCAGGCCATGAGCCGTCGCACCCCAGCCAACGGAAAGTAAAAACCCACGTCCTCGGGGGACACCTCCGCGCGTGCGAGCGCAACCGCTCCCGCTTCGATGACGGCCTCGGCGCCGCAGGTCGCGGCCCATCGTTCGTACCAATCGAAGGGCGTCTGCGCGTAGGTTCCCGCAGCCCGCCTGCCCGCATGGGCGCCGCCCGCCAGCTTCGCTTCGTGCCGCACGCCGTCGCTGTCGGTGACCGCGAAGCACGCCGCGCGGAAGGCGTCGAGGGCGCGCTGACGCGGGGGCGCGTCGCCGCTGAGGTTGTACATCGCCGCGGGAGGGAGCGGCGTCAGGTGGAACTCGACGGGCTTCCTGACGCCCGACGCGAGGGCGCGCAGGGCGGCGAGGGACTCCGGCGAGCGGTCGCGCGCGTGCTCGGTGACGGCGAGCGCGAGGCCCTCCGCGTCACGGTCGAGCGCGGGGTCGCCGCGCCCGGTGATGTGGACGATCGACAGGATGCTGGTGGGGTCGATGCTCATAGGCGCGCGTCCGATCAGGCGAGGAAGAAGAGGATGGGCGAACGCTCGGCGTCGGTGCTCGAGGAGGACAGCGGCGACCCGGCGGCGAGGGTGTTCGCGAGGCAGCGGAACTTGCAGACGACCATCACCTCGCCATCGACCACGGTGCGGGTGGGCTCCGCGTCGAAGGCCATGCGCCCGGCGAACCACCCGGCCCAGGTCTGCGCCGTGGTGCTGCCGCGGGTCGCGAACGCCAGCAGCGAGTACTCGGTGCCCGCGGTGTACCCGGTCATCATGGCGGCGCCCTGGCTGTCCCAGCGCATGGTGATCTCGACGGTCGGCGGGGTGCGCCCGCCGGTCATCACGACGCCCGCGGCGCCCTCGGTGCCCGAGAGGCACGCTTGCTCGCGCCAGGTGTTGGGCACGGTGACGGTGAGCTTCTCGATGCAGACCGCGGTGGGGGCCGTGGTGACCGCAGCCGACCACAGGTAGGAGGCGCCCTGCCACACGACGTCCGCGCCCATGTCGTCGGCCACGTCGGTGTACGCGATCGACAGGTTGCCCAGGTCGTGGGCCTGCGACACGCCATCGAACGCCAGCATCGCGCGCTGGCCGATCTCGGCGGTCCAGGCGCACTGCCCGCGCACCATGCGCCCGCGCTGCTGTGCCGCCGGGGTGCCCGACTCCGTGTTCGCGGCTTCGACGGTGAGCGTCTGCGTGTGGGCTTCGGCGCGGTGGAACGTGCGCGACCCGAGCACCACCTGCGCGGCGGCGGGGGCGGTGGAGAGGTCGGGGTAGATCACGAGCGAGTCGGTGTTGATCGCGGTGATCTGCCGCGGCACGGGGACGCCCGCCACGTAGAAGATCGCCATCTGCCCAACGGTGAACCGCGAGCCGTGGCCCGCGGTCACGTCGATGTCGTTGACCGTGGACGATGCGCCGTCGACCAGCGAGCCGGTGGAGGCCACGCGCCCGCCGAGCCAGTGCTCGAGCACGAGCTCCTGCGACAGCGCGGCGGCGTTGGTGATGGCGACGGGCGCGGTCACGTTCGTGGAGAGCTGGACCGGCGCGTACTTCGCGACCATCGCCAGCTTGACCGGCGAGCGGCGCTGGAGGCCCTTCACCATCGCGGCGGCGTCGTGCTGGTAGGCGCTCGACCGCTCGTTGGCGAGCATCTCCGTCGAGGTGTCGCCGAGGGGCAGTTGCTCTCCCTCGAGGCGGAGCGGACGCATGGAGGTGGCGGTGGTGCCCGCGGTCGACTCGCGACCGACGAGCGCGACGATGGCGCGTGACAGCATGGGCGTGGGGCTTTCGGTGAGGGGTGGTGCGGGAGGTCAGAGGCGGACGGCCACGACGCGCACGCGCTTGAGCGCCGCGAGCGACTGGCCGGTGAGCGTGCCGATGCGGCTCGGGTACCCGAGGCGCGTCTTGTAACGGAGGTACTTCGGCGTGAGCGGGCGCAGCGAGAGGTCGTCGCCGCCGCGCTCCCACCGGTGGATCACGAGGCCCTTCTGGAGGTTGGCGAACCGCAGCATCAGCGTGCTCGCGGTGGGCATCGTGCCGCCTGCGCGGATGGCGGTGACCGCGTCGGTCACGAGCGTCTGCCCGATCGCGTTGACCGTCGCCGCGTCCATTGCGAACATGTCGCGCTGGCGGATGAAGTGACCGATGACCTCCGCCACCGACGGCTGCGCGGGGGCGGCGCCCTTGCGCGGATGCAGCGTGCGAGCGGGTGCGCGCGTGGTCGCCGCGAAGTCGTAGCGGACGGCCCAGCGCTTGTTGACGCCCGTGAGCAGCTCATCGACCCTGGCGACGACGGCGAGCGCCGGGGCGAAGTTCTTCGGCCCCGGGAAGCGTAGGTTGAACGCACCCATCAGGTCATCGCCGCGCCGACGGTGACCGCGGACGCGGAGTAGCTGGCGACGAGGACCACGGGCAGCGTCGCGACCAGCACGCCGTCGCCGGGGTCGTCGATGGTGTGGTCGCTCGGGATGACCTGGATGACCACAGCGCCGCCTGCGGAGCCGTAGAGCGCGGGGTTGAGGCACGCCTCGCGGATCACCGCGGCGTCATCGGCGGCGCGCAGCCGGGCGATGGACGTGCGCGAGGTGCCGCCGCTGGCGTCGGTGCCCGCGAGCGCGAGGTCGAGGTCGTAGCGGTAGCAGACGCGGAGGTCGAAGCTGACGTGCAGCCGGCGGCACGAGCCCGCGAAGGGTTGCAGCATCGAGCCGGTGTAGCGGAGGTCGAAGGTGCGGTCGGCGTTGGCGGGGGGATACTCGGCCTCGCCGAGCTCTGCGCCGACGCGCTCGCTGTGCAGCACGGTGGCCGCGGTGGTGACCAGAGACGAGAGCCAGGTGGCGATCGGGGTGACGAGGGCGACCATCAGCCGCGGCCCCACCCGAAGCTGCGGCCCGTGCCGCGGATGCCGTCGACGGGCGACGCGGCCGAGATGGCGCGGTCGTACATCGAGCGCCAGCGGAGGGCCTCCTGGCCGAAGAGGTCGAGCGCTTGTTGCGTGGTGGAGGCGCCCTTCTGCGATGCGGCCTCGCACAGCAGCGCGACGGTCAGGCACACCTCGCTCTCGATGAGCGCGGCGGGGCGGGTGATGTCCTCGGTGGTAATGGAGGGCTCACGCGACAGGAGCGCGATCAGGATCTGGCGATACGCCTCGTCCCGGTAGGTCTCCAGGGTGAGCGCGGGGCGGGAGATGGAGTCCACCGCCACACGACGCACACGTGCGGCGTTGATCGCGGCGAGCGCCTCATCGGCGATCGGAGCGCGGAGCCGTACCTGTGCGTCGGTGGCGGTGGTCATGGGCGTGGGTTACCGGCGGCGGGGGGAAGAGAACGGCGCCACCGGCCGCATCGGGGAGGGGACCGATGCGACCGGCGGGTCAACGGGCGCGGGCTCGCTGGAGAGCACCGCATCAGGGGACTCGACGGCGGGAGGGGCGTCCTCCCACGGGCCGAGGTCGTCGAGCGGGAGCCCGACGCCGATGAGACGGGCGAGGACGCTCTCGGGCATCCCCGACTGCGCCGCACCCGCCACGAACGCGACGCCCGCGAGCGAGTCGGTGAACGACCCGCGGTAGGCCACGCGGCGGAGCGAGCGCGGCGCGTCGAGGTAGGCCTCCGAGCGCGGCATTAGGAGCTGATCCCGGTGGCCGCGGCGAGGCCCTTCTCCGTCTTCGACGCGACGCCCCAGTAGGCCTTGACGCGCACGCGCTTGGCGTCGGCGTTCTGGACGGTGCCGAGGTTCACCACCTGGATGCCGTTGAGCCCCGAGGCGATGACCTCGCCCCCGGCGTCGTCCATGCCCGCCTCGGAGTAGATGCCGCAGAGCCCGCCCGCATCACCGAGGGTGGCGCAGTAGACCTTCGTGGCCGACGAGATGTTGCCCTGGGTGTCGGTGATGGGGATGAAGTCGCTGCGGAGGATGGGGATGCCGTTGTACGTCGGCACCTTGACCTCGCGGCCCGTGCCGAAGCTCATCGACATGAACTCACCCATGGAGGCGCCACCGGCGGCGCGCACGAGGGCCATGACGGCGCGGCGGGTGCGGCTCGGCATGATGTACGTCTTGATGCCGTTGGTGTCCGTGACGAGGTCGGCGAGCTGGTCCATCGTCGCGAGGGTGATGGCGTCGCCGTTGGTGCTGGCGGTGATCGTCTGCGCGGAGGCGAGCAGGCGCTCCATGCCGTCGATCTCGTTCGTGTTGGCGACGAAGGAGAGCGTCACGATGCCGTTGGCGCTGAGGGTGGCGAGGGTGATGTTCGCCCACTTGTTGGGGTTCTGCGAGTACGCCCGCACGCCCGCGGCGTAGGTCACGGCCGCGCCGAAGTCGCTGTCCCCGGGCGCCTTGTAGGCGACGGTGGTGCCGCTGTGCGTGTACTTGATCTGCGCGTTGCCCAGCCGCGGGTCGTGGCCGGGGCCGGGGACGATGGTGCCCGACGAGGCGCCCGACGCGCCGTAGTCGTTGATGGTGACGGTCCACGCGGGGGCGCCCGTGACGACGTCGTCGCCGAAGGTGCGCGCCATCGCCTTGGACGCGCGGCCGATGGCCTCGGCCTTGGCGGCGAGCATCCCGCCCGCGGCGCCCGCGTCGAGGTTGTCGATGTCCTGGTCGCACACCAGGCGGCGCAGGTACGCCGTGGTGCGGTCGTAGGCGAGGGCGTTGGTGCTGGTGATGTTGTCGCCCGAGGCGATCTTGCTCACGACCGGGAGCGCCTTCTCACGCTTCCAGGTGAGGTGGTCGCTCATGCCCACCGAGCGGAAGGGCATCTGCGCCACGAGCTCGTCGACGGTGATGATGGACTCGGCGACGCCAGCGAGAACGGGGTCCGAGCTGCCCTTGAGGAGCTCGACGAGGGAGAGGACGGTTGCCATGATGAGACTCCGTGCGCCGCTATGCGTGCGCCGTGGGGCCGGGGCGGTCAGCGCTTGAGCGCGCTGAGGCCCGCGGCGATCTTGTCGTTGGGGGAGAGGCCCGCGAACGTCGCGCGACCCCCTGCGGCGCCAGCACCGTGCTGCGCGCCACTGCCGCCCTCGACGCGGTAGAACCGCGCCAGGGAACCGGCTGCTTCGAAGGCCTTGAACCCCTCACCCACGGGCACCGTGTCGCCCGGCGCGTGCTGCCACATGACGGACTCGGCGCCGTCGGCATCGGCCTGCACCACGAGGTGCGAGCGGATGTCCCGGGCTGCGTCGCGCGACAGGTCAGCGTGCGAGAAGCGCGTGGCGAGCGACGACACCATGCGGGTCGCGGCCTCGCTCGTGAGCGCGTCGTGTCGGAGCGAACGCTCGCGCGTCGCCGTCGACTTCCACGTCTCGCGCTCGGCCTCGAGCTTCTCGCGCTCGCGCTTGCGTTCGTTCTCGGCGCGCTGCGTGGCGGAGAGCTTCGACTCCTCGGCCTCGTGGGCCTTGGCTTCGAGCTCCGTCAGCCGCGCGGCGAGCTCATCGCGCTCGCGCTGGTAGTTGGCGGCGGCGGCGCGCTCCTTGGCGACCTCGCGCGCGGTGATGCGCGTGAGATCCTCCTTCGAGTACGTCGACGGCGCCGGTACGGTGCCAGTGGGGGAGGGGTCCGCGGATACTCCCGAGGCCGTCGGGTCGGTGGGGTCGAGCGCCATGGTGTTCTCCGTGCCTCCCGCGCATGGTCGCGGGGGCTGTGGTGCGCGCGGTCCCTAGCGGGTGCGTCGGGGGCGCGCGGGTGCGTCGCGGCGAGATGCCGCGCGCGTCAGGGGGTGGGCGCCGTGGTCAGCGCGTCGGGCGCGGCGAACGGCAGCGCGTCGACGGCGCCGGCCACGTCGGTCGCGGCCTCGGCGGCGGCGTCGCTCGCGGCGAGAGCGGCCGTGTCGCGGGCGTACATCGCAGCGACCTCCGCGGCGATCTCCGCTTCGACGGCGGGTGACGCCTCGGGGAGGATGCCGCGGGCGACGGCCAGGCGCGCCTCGCGCACGAGCGCCGGGGGGAGCTGCGACCGCATCGTGTCGGCGAGCACGGCGAACTGCGCGCCGAGGTCGGACTGGATGCCCGCCGCGTCGAAGCGCACCGGGTAGGTGATGGTCGTCGCAGCGGTGGCAGCGGCCACCTTCGACGCGTCGCCGAGCGAGTCCCACGCGGCGACCAGCGAGACGATCGCGTACTCGAAGCGGGTGAGCTGCCGCGCGAAGGTCTGCAAGCCCGCGTCGGTCTGCGAGAAGTCGTAGGCCTTGGCGATGCCCGAGGCCGCGTCACCGCCCGCGGGGGCTGCGCCGGGCTTCTCGATCTTCGCCGCGGTGTAGATCGCGCTCGTGAGCCGCTCGCCGTTCAGCGCGTACTGGAGTGCCACGCTGGCGTCGGGCGACACGAACTGCGGCGGCGCCTCGTTGGTGCCGTAGCGCATCCCGCCGTTGGTGCCGATGCGCAGGTTCGACAGCGCGTCGGGGTCGTCGGACTGCACCGCGAGGAGCGCGAAGTTCGCGCCCGCGAGGTGGTCGGTGAGCTCGCTGTCGTTGTTGAAGAGCGCGAGCACCAGCGGCAGCACGCCCTGCACCTGCGACAGCCCGTAGAGCGAGCGCGGCGAGAGTTGCTCCTGCCAGCGGAGGATCTCCACCGGGACGCGGCCGAGGCTGTGCTCTGCGCCGTCGCGGTCGACCTCGCGCCACTGCTCCGCGGACACCGACTCCAGCCGCACGCGCGCCCACTCGGTGCGCGTCCACAGCGTCGCCTCGATGACGCGGACCTCGCCGCCGCTCGCCGGGTCGCGCTCGCTCCACTCGGAGACGATGCGGCACCAATCGAGCGAGCCGTCGTGGCCCACCTGCCAGTCCCGCAGCTCGCCCGGGTCGAGCGCCGTCGCGGTCGTGCGGGTGCCGTCGCGGTCGCGGTCCACCAGCACCGCACACCAGCCGAAGAGCTGCGCGCGGTGGGAGACACCGCCAAGCCATTCGTCGATGTCGTGCCCGCGTCCGTCGACGTCGCGCCACCATGCGGTGATGCTCTCGACCGACGACACCCGCTCGGGGCGACGGCGCACGAGGTGGCCGTGGTAGACGTCGATGACCGGGGCGATGTGGTTGGAGTACGCGCTGCGGTTTGCTCGCGCCGTGAAGGCGTCGTTGGACTCGCGGCGGAACGGCGTCAGGTACGTCGAGCGCCCGGGCGTGTACCCGCCGCCCTCGCCGTTGCTCGCGCCGCCCTCGCGGGTGGTCACCGCGTCGACCGAGCGCATGAAGCCGCCCGTGCCCTGGTAGCCGTCGCGGAGGATCGCCCACCACGCGCGACCGAGCTGGCCGTCGCGCTCGGGGTGCTCGCGAAGCACGAGCTGGTGCAGCTCCATGGGGACCGCGGGCAGCGAGGCCGCGAGCGGCGGCAGGGTGTAGGCGTCGGTGGTCATGCGGTGGGTGTCAGAAGCCGCGGATGTGGCCGGCGGAGGGGGCGGCGCTCGAGGCGACCGCGTTCCAGGCGTAGGAGAGCGCGTCCACGTCGTCGTCGTGGGCGTCGGAGATGCCGGTGAAGCGGAGCACCGTCTCGAGGAAGGGCCCGAGCCACGGGTGCGCGATGCCGCTCGCTGGCACCCTCACGCGGCCCTCGTTCCATGCGGTCGCGACGGGCTGCGCGCGGTCGTACTTCGACCCGCGGGCGGGGATCTCGGTCAGCAGCAGCCGGGGGTTGATCTGCCGCAGCGTGCGGGCGATGGCCTTGCCGTCGCGGGAGGCTTCGATGTGGAGCGCGGCGCTGCCGTGGCGTTGCTGCCACCGCCCGAGCTCCGCCGCGACGGCGCCGTTGTCGGCGCGCATCCGCAGCACGTCCACCACGTCGGCGGTGAGGGAGGCGCCCGACCCGCGCACCGCGAGGGCCACCGCCACGGTCCAGTCCGACCGCGTGCTCTCGGTGCCTGCGGGGTCGACCGCGAGTACCTTGCGGCTACCTGCGATCAGCGCATCCGCGTAGCGGGCAGGTGCGCGGAACACCTCGCCGCCTCGCGCCCGGGGCTGGCCCTGGAAGAGCGAGGCCCAGTCGTACTCATTGGCCGACCGCTTCACCGCGAGTTCGGCCACAGGCCACCGCTCGGGCCACAGCGCGTGCTCCTCGCCCGCGTCGTCGGTGGTGATCGCCGGGAGGTTGATGACCTCCCATGCCACGCCGTCCATGCCGCCCGCGCCAAGGCGCCCGATCAGGTCGTCCTCGTGCCACCGGGTGTGGCAGACGATGCAGGAGCCACCGGGCTCGATGCGCGTCCACAGGGTGCTGGTGAACCAGTCCCATGCGCGCTGTCGGAGCAGGGCGCTCTCGGCGTCCTGGCGATTCTTGAAGGGGTCGTCGACGATCGCGACCCGGCAGCCCTGCGAGGTGAGCGGCCCACCGATGCCCGTTGCGAGGACACCGCCGCCGTCGGGGGTGCGCCACTCGGACAGCGACCCGCGATCCTCGCGCAGCACCACCCCGGCGTTGCGGGCGTAGGTGCGGGCGAGGTCGCTCTTCGACTCGGCCACCTGCGCCGCGTAGGAGACGTAGGCGAGGGTGTCGGCCGGCGCCCGGCGCAGCCACCACGCGATGGCGTGGAGCAGCGTCTCGGTCTTGCCGTGGCGAGGCGGGACGCTGACGCAGGCGAACACCCGCTCCCCGCGGGCGGCGCGCTCTAGCAGCGCGAGCAACGGGGCGAGGTGGTCGGGACGCTGCCACCGGGGGGTGACGCGCGGGATGAAGTCGCCCAGCGACTCGGCGCGCAGCTCCAGCCGCCGCAGGTACTCCAACCGCAGGGCGCGGAGTTCAGCCGCCCGCGCGCTCGAGCTCAGCGATGCGGGCGAGGAGTGCATCATCAGGGAGGGCGCCCACCTGCTCACCCTTGCTGGTGAGGTCGACGCGGCGCGGGGCCATCGCCCCGGTGATCTCGGCGTAGAGCTTCGTCGCGGCGACCATCCCCTTCGGGTCGGGGCCGCGCTCCGGGTGACCGATCTCCGCGATGCGGTAGGCGTTCAACGCCATGCCGCGGACGATCTCCGCGTCGGCCTTCGGGTCGACCTCCGCAACGTGGGCGCGTGCGGCGAGGCGAGCGCGGACGATCGCGACGTAGGTCCAGATCTGCCGCTTCGACCGGCCCCACTCACGAGCGAGGGGGCCCACGAAGTCGGCGGCGGCCTCGGCGCGCAGTAGGCGGGACTCCACCTCGTCGAGGCGGGCGGCGGGAATGCGGCGGACGATGGGCGGAGACGGGTCAGTCATGGGTGCGCGCGATGAAGGTCGGTGAAGCCAGCGCTCATCGCTCCGTGGTGGGGATGCGTCCCGCGCTCACAGCGTCACCTCGGGCAGCGCGACCGCGAGCACCTGGCGCTGCGCCCCGCAGCCGAGCGTGCGCGTGGTGGTGGTCGGCGGGGCGTCGGGCGTGCGGCTGCGGCGCAGCAGGCGGTAGTT